TAAGTTCGGCGACATGACTCTTTACATTTGTAATTTTTAATTGGTTTCTGACTTTTGTATTGTTGAATGTCTTAATTTTCTCGCGCAATTCGTCTGTATCTTTAATGTGATTCAATAATTTTGCGTCTGTCTTGAAAAATATCTTGCCTGCGTCAGAAAGTATTTTTGTAATCTTGTCTGTTTCGTCTTTTGTCAATGTCGCCTTACCAGAAACATCTTTATAGTCTACATCTGTAGACCAAACTCGGCTTGTTTTCTTGAGTGTGGATAGAATATCCTTGCCAAAGACTGCTTTCATTGTCTCGAATGAATTGCCTTCATAAAATGTATGCCACACAATGCCAATTTTAGCGGATTTGATCTCTTTTGCAAGTTCGCTTTGGACTGGAACTGCATAGACAAGTGTGTTCGGATGAAAAGTGAGGTACTCTTCACCGTCAATTGTAGCCGTTTTTAAATCTGATTGAGTGAACAGTAGGTCGCCTTGAATGACGCCTTTGATTCCAAGGGCTGGAAGTTCTGCTAGACATGCTTTGAGTTTGTCTGCAAGGTCGCCTGAAGTGTCGGCTTCAATTTCAGCGTTGGTTTTATAGACTTTTGGGTTTTTATTAAAGACACCTTTTTTTGCGACAAAGAATTTTTTGTCTGTAGGGTCTTCACCTGCAAAGATAGCAGGCGCGCCATCCCACTTTACTGTGATGGATACTTTCTTTTCTGAGTGACCGGCAAGCATATCACGCACCGCTCTGAGTGCGTTGATACTATCTCTAGCGCCTTTAACTCCGCCATTGAGAACATCGTCTTCCGCATGTTCCATGTGCGTGTTTTTTTGTTCTATAAGGTAATCTTTAAATCCAAGCATAAAAAAGCCTATCGTTATGATAGACTATTTATGTCACCGGCGCATTTTGGCTTGATCTTCTGCGTCTTCTTTTGAAAAAATTGGCACCGCATTCGATTTGTGTAGTGTTCCGATGCCCAAAAGATTGCCACCCGTGTACTTGGGCGATTCTTTTTTCGTAGCAGAGCCCACAAATGAATTGAGTGAGGGATAGTGCGGTGTTTGCCTGCGGTGAATGTCAGGCGTAGGCGCGTAAGGAACAAACTCTTTTTTCTTCGGTTTGTTCTTATTGATGCCATGGGACTTGAGCCATGCATCATACTCAGCCTGCGCTTTTTGCCAGCCAGGCTTTTTCTTCGCTTTGGGTTTTTTGAAGTGGGCGTGAATAATCATGGCAAATCTCTCTACACTAGAACATCTAGTATAGCAGATTACCACAATCTTGTCAAGTTATCCGTGAGTATCTAGGCTACCGAGAACAGTAAATACGCTATTTGCGTCTTTAATAATGGTAAATGTCATTGAATCTACGGCATTTGCATTGCCAGAAGGAACTGTATTATTTTTCCATTTAATTGTTCTTGCAGTACCATCAGTTTGTACTGCGTTGATAATATAAGGGGTCGCGCCTTGTTCAATTACAACTGTAGCATCGGTAACAAAACTTGCACCACTTTTAACACCTACAAAGTTTGCTGTAATATTACCGCTTAGATTTGTCTGATAGAAAACAGGTCCATCGTTCAAATTGTAAGCAATTGTTGCACTATATGCATCTTTAGTCGTAACTACATCATATGATGTTTTAAATACTGTATTTGATTGAGTAAGATTATTCGCAGTATTTGCTTGTGCATAGGCGGCATTAGCAGTTAGATAAGCGGCATTAGCGGTAAACCAGGCGGCATTTGCTACATTGAATGTATTATTCGCGGTAGATATAATCGTATTTGTTGTATTAGAAATAATGGTGTCAACCACAAGATCACCGTTACCAGTCTCAAGGTTATTTACTTTGAGAATTACTTCGTTGATCGTAGTTCGCCACTCATTGAATGTATTGGCTAGTTCTAAATTTGCTGTTGCCGCCATGGTCTACCCCTATAAAAAGTTCTTTACTATTTATATGTTTTCAACTCTTAAAAAATCTCATACTTTGAATCCTTCAAACCTACGCTGTTTTTCTCTTCTTCCAAAGTCCGATTTATCAAAGAGTGGTTCATCTGGTTGGACTTGCCCGCTATCGTGTATATGATTTTGTGCAGTCTGTTCCACATCATACAACTTCATCTTCGCCTTATCAACACCAATCATGAATCGTTTGTTTGTGTCTGGATTATTATAGCGATTTTTTAATTGCTTAACCATCATCTGATTTAGTTCAGTAAGTTCATCAGTAGCAATCAATGCAATCATAAAATCTGCTGTCGCCGGCAGACCAAACGATTCACTTGTATCTGTTAGTTCAACATCAGAATTTGAGTAACCACCTCGCGTTGTCTGTGTCGCTGAAATAACAGGCACCTTATGCTCAACTGCAAGTCCACGCAATTCTTCTGCAATTGCTTTAATGAACGAATATGAATTCACATTTGCGCCTTGACGTATTCTAGATGACGCACAAATATTCAAGTAGTCAATATAGATAATGTCAGGAACAAACTGTCGTTTCAGTTTAAGTTCGTTAAGCAAATGCTTGAAGTGAGTTACGTTTGCGCTTGCCGTTGGATACTCTTTAATGATTAAACGACCAAGAGTTTTTTCTTTCAGTCGTTCAATCTTTTTAAGATAAGATTCTTTCGGTAGTGCAATCAACTTGTCTACATCAACATTTAAAAGATTCGCATCAATGCGTTCAGCGATTCTTTCTTCAGCCATTTCAAGTGTGATATACAATACATTCTTGCCAATTGAAAGATTAGCCGCGGCACAATGACACATAAACATTGACTTACCCACACCAGTACCGGCGAGAATAATATTCAAAGTTTTTTCTGGCAAGCCACCTTTAGTGATTCGATTGAGATAGTCTAGATCAAACGGAATACGCTTTTCAACTTTATGATAAAAATCATAGCGAGTTTCTGCATCATCTATAAAGTCATGCCCAACATGATTATCAAATGAAATTGCAAGTGCATCAGATAGAATGTCAGGGATCGCGCCTTTTTCTTTTTTGCTCTTGCCGCTTTCATCTAGAATCTGAATTGATTCCATGATCGCGTTGTAGATTGCTTTCTCTTGACAGAATTTTTCTGTTGCATCTACAAGCCATGCGCCATCTCTCGTATCAAACTCTGTAGCGTTTAGTTCATCTAAAAGTCCTGTGACTTTCTTATGTTGATCGCCAGATAAGTTTGGGCGCCCATCAATCTCAATTGTAAGTGCTTCAACTGTTGGTAAGTTGTTATACTTCGTGATGTACTTATGAATTTCTTCGTAAATAACTTTTTCTGAATGTTCTGAAAAGTAATCACCAGAAAGAAACGGAAGAATCTTTCTAGTGTACGCATCATCATTCAGTAGGTGTTTCAGTATTTTCTTTTCTACGCTCATCATTATATCGTTTCTCAGCCTCTTCTAAAGAATGCTGAAGCAATGAATTCATCACTTCACCAAGTACTTCTTCAAACTCTTGATTGCCTTCTAAGGTTTCATCGTTATGTACTGTATAATCAAAAGAAATAGTTGCTTCGCCATCTTCAATCTTTTCATTAACATGAATTGAACCAAATGTAAACTCTACTTCTTTGTAAGGTCCAGTCAGAATTTCAATGCTTGCTAAATCATGTTTTTCTTTGTATGTATAGAGTCTGTCTGTTACTCGAAAATCTACATCATATTTCATGCTTCTTCCTCTACAAGTTCTTCTTCATCGGAGAAGCCAACACCATCTTGTCCATACAAAAATTCTTTTTTACACGCTTCATCAATTGCGTCCAAAATTTCTTTTGTGAAATATTTTTCAGGATCATCGTTGATTGACTTACCGAATACTTTTGTGCCATCTGGTAGTTCGTATCGTGTTGATACTTTTTTAATTATATCATATTTCTCAGCAATTTCAAGTAGCCCGTAGTAACGATCCAAACCTGTGCTGTAGGTAATCTTTACTTCAACTTGTGAGTTTTCTTTTGTTAGGCGTGACTTTTGCAACTTAGCGCGAACGATGTTGCCAATAACAGCAGTACCATCTTTATCTTTACGCTTAGACAAGTAAACGATTGTGGATGCGGTGTACTTCAAACCAGAACCACCAGACATTTCTTTTGTTGGAATGTATGCACCAACTACATCATAAACGTGATTCGTTACAAGCAATGGTACACCAATCTTAGCAAGTTTCAAATTCAATACACGGAATGTTGCTTTAAGAATAGCAGACTTGGTCATGTCTTTAGTTTCTTTACCTTCAGCAGTATCTTCCATTTCTTTAGTTGAAGATAACTGACCAAGAGAATCAAGAACCATAATCATTGGCTTGCGCTTCGCTTCTGGTTGCGCTTGATACTTCTCAATGATTTGCAATGCAGTATGACGAAACTTTTGAATTGTATCTGGCTCAGAGATAACAACCCGCTTAGTATCAACACCACGGGATTCCATCATTTGTTTTGTGACTGCGGCTTCTGTATCAAAGTAGATAACACCGCCTTCAGGATTTGCGTCAAGGAATTGTTTGACAATGCCAAGCACAAAGAATGTTTTGCCAGTTGACGATTCACCAGCAAATGCAGTTACTTTATTGTTAGGTACACCGCCATAGATGCTACCTGATAGAACAGCATTCAATGCATATGAACCAGTATCAATACATCCACTATACTCAGCAGATGCACCACCGTCAGATAAAATCTTTGTGTCTTCATCTTTCAATTGACTAACTAAATCTGTAAAAAAATTACTCATTGTGTTTTTCCTTCATAATATTTGTTTAATAACTTTGGCGAATGCTGTTCATATTCAACGATAGCAGGTTCGCTTTTCTTCTGCAATTCTAACTCATATGTACGTTGACGAAGTTCCGATGTACTATAACTATGATTCCTCACATGATAGTATAACTCAATTCCGTTTTCAATGCAATATTGTTTACCAGTAAAGTCTTTATTTTTATATTCTTCACCGAGAAACCTTATGTGCATTGTCTGTGTCATAATCAGATTGGCTAAGTCTTCTTCGGTATGATACACAAGAATTTCATCCACATACTTACATGCCTGCAATTGAACATATCTTTCATATACCGATTGTACAGGCTTGTTTTTTGTGCTAGGTCTATCCACAGTAGGGTCGACCTGTAGTGCAACAATCAAATAGTCACACAACTTTTTTTCCATCTTTAGCATTGTCACATGACCAGCATGGAATAAATCAAATGACGAACAATTAAAACCAATTTTCATAATATTACTTATCTAGTGGATATTTTTGTGTACGGCGAACCTCAGAAACTTTTTCTATTTCATCTTTATTCATTGGCACAGGATCAAAAGATGTTACATCAATTTTTTCTTTTACTTCGTACTCTGTCTCTTCTAATTCTTCTTTTGTAGGTTTTTCGCCTACGTCTGCAACGAATGGTAAAATAGGTTCTAGATTTTCTTTTTCTTCTCGCGCTTGTTTTAATGAGAAGTTACCTGCGATGACAAGCAAAACTGCAAGTGGATCAAAAACTAAAACGATTAAAATAATTACCCATCGTACTGCCTGCTCAAGCATAGTCTGTGTGACTTGCTCATTATATATCATTGCGGCAATGTACTTGAGTGGTCCTACCTCAGATTCAACCTTTCGTACTTCCGTAGCGAATGGCTGTCTATCTTCATTGAGTTTAGCAACAATTTTTTGTTGGGCTTCGTTTTCGTTAGCGATACGGTTCCTCTCTGCTTTCTGAGAAACACGCAAAGCATTCGCCCTTCTGGCACCTTCTTCTGAAGTGCTTCGTGCCATAATTTGGTCCACACTTTCGTCCAATTGTTTAAGTACCTTACGGTTTGCATCAATCGTATCCTTTGCTACACGAATCTTATCATCAATAATTTCTAACTTTGATATTGCATCACCTGTGGCAAGACTTTGATCGCTATGCGCCTTTGATAGAAAACCAAAGATGCCCAATGACGTAATGAACATTAATACAATTATAGCACATACAAAATAATACTTCAACAGTTTGGGTGCAACATTCCAATTCTTATATACCCACGATGCAACAACAAGTTTAGCCGCTTCAAGTGTGCCGCCCATAACTGCAATTGGAATTGGTGCGGCAGAGAAGATCGCTATAAGTCCTATAACAGAATAGTAAGCGGCAATTGCTGATACGCTTAACGCGCACAGTAGAGTAAGGATCGCAAATAGCATAGTTAACCTCTAGTGAGTTTAAGCACTTTGTCAATTTGTTCCTGAATTTTTTCTTTACGATTAGGCCAGTAAATGTATTCCTTTTCAGGA